GCGCTTCTGCCGATTCACAATCACGTGATGGGTCTCCTGAAATCAATTGACCAGCATGATGCCACTTACTTCGCACATGAAAGAGTTGAACAACTACGAGCCTCCACGACCAAGTTTAGAGATTGCATAGACTTAAAGAACTTCACTGACTACCTTCCATTATCTCTTCAGAAGGTTATCTTGTCAGAGTTGTTTGATGAAGAACTATCCGACCTTTGAGCAACAGTCATGAGGGAACCCGTCTGGTACCCTAAGGATGGGAAATACCTTAGCTATACCAGGGGGCAACCTATGGGGCTACTCAGTAGCTGGGCAGTCGCAACACTGACTCATCACTTTCTGATTCAATACGCGGCTTTCAAATCTGATCGCCCTTTGAATTACTGTATTTTAGGTGATGACAACGTGATTTGGGATGAGGAGCTATCGACGTCTTACATCAATGTTCTCAAACAGTTCGATATTCCAGAATCTAAAGGTAAGAGATTAACCTCTAGAAATGGGGGTTTCGAATTTTGTAAGAGATTGATCAATGGGACGCACGAGGTCACCCCTATCTCTTGGCACGCTTTCATGTTACCCAACCTACAGCGCTACCTCGAATTTTACCGTCTACTTTTCTTCAGGTCTCGAAGCAATCGCTCATTTTCTGTTTTCTGGAGTACCCTAAGGCCCAAACTCACCTCGAGTTTGGACCAGCAGGCTCTAGACACATATCTTGAGTTACTGCGATCCGACGCGCTCGACATTGAAGCGGTTACGCGTCTGAACCCGGTGAACACGCCCAGGCTCCACGCTAAGGTTGTGAAATCGGCGTTGAAGATAGCGGACCTCTGCGATAATGTCCAGGACCTTATCAACTTTGACCCCAAAAGGGCAAATGTGAGGCTGAAACAGTGCGGCCGGAAGAAGAGAACCCGGGGAGCAGTGGATGCGTCGTCTCAAGTGATTTTCCATACAATCTGTCTCCAATACCTGATTCATCTCGAAGATGACCTGGTTGCTTGGTCCAGAACGTTGAAGGGAATCGCCAAGGATGGTTCGATATACGCTGGAGGACGAATTAAGTGAAATGTTGCTGACTTTGAAGACAGGAGGAGGCTGCAATTTTATAAACTTGAGCCCGCCTCTAGGTTCTCTGACAGACGGAGCACCACACAACTCGAGACTCTGAAACACATAAAGAACTTCTTGAAAACGGTAACCTACGATAAGGA